GCTGGATGCCTATGCCTATGGTTGTGATGCCCATCCGATTACCCACCTGCACCTGAGTCTTGGTGTCTGCCGTGTTGCCATACCCGTCAGTCAAAACGAACGTGATCTTGCGCCGCTCGGGTCGATCCATCAGCATGTTGTGCGCATGGCGCACCGCAAAGTAATCGTTGGTGCTGCCCTTTGTCCTGATCTTGCACAAAGCCTCGACACCCTTTTTGGCAGACATTGAAAAGGGCTTGACTACCGCTGTGAATTGGGCAAACGCGAGAACAGCAGTCTGCACCTGCGCACGGTTCAATGTGTCCAGCAGCGCAATACAAGCTTGCGTGGCGGTAAGTAAGCGCAGCCCCCTGCCCGTCTTAGGATCCTGTCCACCGTCAGTAGTCATAGAGTCGCTGATGTCCAGCACGATCGCCACGGCAGAGTCGATACCGTCCACCTCATGCCTACGTTTAAACACACCAGCAGAAAAACCAGCGCGGGACAGGGCAGCGGTATTGATTGACCCCGACTTGCGGTTCATCTGAAATTCATCGAGACCGCTGTTATCGAACAGGCGCTTGATCTCATGGCGCAGCTTCGCAGGTACGACAATATCAGGCTCTAGCCACTTGTCACCAATCACTCGATCAGCATCACGCACACCCGATTCACAGTAGCCGCCCTGTCCACCCTTTTCTTCCGCATCGAGGGTTGGCTCGACAGGCATTGCCTCGGTGTCTTTACTTGGAGCGGTCGCGTCACCAGCCTCGCCATCGTCAGGAGCGTCCTCAGGCGCGTTTTCGGCGTCACCCTTACCCTCACCCTTACCCCGATTTTGATCGGCGCTCTTAGCGGGTTTTTGCGGCTTTGCTGGAGGCTTTTTGGGCAAACCCTTGAGTTGCTCCAAGACCCATTCAGCAACCCCCAATGTATGGTAGCTGGACTGACAGGTTTTCAGTCTGTCGGCCGCTTCATCGAATATGGGTTTGAGACCTTTAGCCAATGGCACTTTAGTCTTGGCATGGTTGCGCAGGTACACCGCCAATGCAAACGGGTATTGGGCAGGGTCAGCCCACGATTTCACGTTCTTGATCGCATCGGCGGTCATCATTTCAATCAACTCGCTCAGCAGGTTGGTAATGTTGCCCGTGAAACATTGGGCAATGCCGTTGTGCTCGATCCACGCATCCTCGACCGCATTGTGCAGAGTGCGCAGGTAATCGGTGTTGCTCGTTGCATTGAAATTCGTATGTTTAGCGTGGAGCAGTTCATGCACCCCATACCCGCAATACTTCACAAGATCCTTATGCTTAAGGGTCGCATCATCCAGCACATCAGCCAAGTACAGGTCGCCGTGCGTGTTGATACCAGCGGTTGTGATGGCGTCAGTCCACTTGATGCGCACCTTGAGATTTAACTCGGCAGCGCACTTCAAGATCAGATCTTGCACTGCGCGTTTAAACACATAGCCCTTGTAGGTTTTCATTACAGGTTGTCCAACAGGTAAGAGGGGTTGATTTGGGAAACAAAAATGCCGCGCAGCATGGCATGACTTTCGGATGGTTGACGGGACACGATAGCGGTCTCCCACGCCTCATTCACATCCAAAACCGACAGGGCTCGGATGAACGCCATCACCGACCGGATGGATGGAGCATCGATGATGTCCCCATCAGCCACCCTCTGACGCGCCACGCGAATGGCTGCATGGGTGTGCTCTGCCACATCGCGGTTGCAGCCCGTGCGCTTGCAAATCGCCTCGACCTCCTGCGCTTGAGGCAGGAAAGTAAAGGGCACAAGGCGGGAGAAACGATCCACCAGCGCCACGTTTTGTTGGCGTGTTCCGGTGTAGCGACCAGTGTCATCACCCGAACCAAATGTGTTATCGGCTGCGAACACCAGCACACCAGCAGCGCGCGCCCACTCGCGACCGCCGAATGACACGGCAGCCATAGGCTCCAAGAAACCATTGAGGGGTGCAAGTTCACCCGCATCTGCATTGGTCACCTCATCCAACAGAATGACGGTCGAGGGTGAGGTGTACGCCATCAGGAAATCACGGGGCTCGAAAACGGTTTCGCCATTTTTGAGACCTGTCGCGCCAAGATACTCCTCGGCAGAGGTGTGCTTGTGAAAGTTAATGCGGACATAGCCGCGCCCTGTACGCGCCGCAAATTGACGGGCGGTCTCGGATTTGCCCGTGCCCTTTTCCCCGCCAAACCATACGTTCTCGCCCGTGCGGTCAGACAACAGCAGGTGTTTCAAGATGCCCTCAGTCCAAATGAAGTCAGGATCCACGGCAGGGGCAGAGGGGTCATTCCAAATGGATACGGTCATCTGTTTGCCCTTGGTGTCCCGCACATCCACGCCAAACACCTCAAGCGCCGTCTTGAAATCCTCGCAGCGCACATCAGACATTGACCCGACCACAGCCTGAGCACCAGCCGCGACAACCGCCTGTTTAAACGGTACAAACTCAGCGGCCACGGCAGCAGCGACCGCGACCTTAACTGAATCGGTGTCCACGTTGGACAGGTCAGACAACTTCCGCTCAAGGCGCGTCAATAGCACCTGACTTTTCGACAGGTCAGCAGCCATCTTGTCTGCCTTTTCAAGGGCATCGACCGCCGCATCATGCGCCTTACTCGCGAGAGCACCCGCCGCTGCCGCCGCTGTATCCGCTTGACGGTTGTCAACCGCCTGCTTGAGTGATGGGTAATCGAGGGTCAGGGCTTTGATTTGATCGACAGTAACACCCCCTAACATGACGTGATCGACCAGCCATTGCACCGCCTCTTCTTTTGTGGCGGTCTGCCACGGGGCTGCATTGTACTGTTTAAACGCTGCAATAATTCGCGCCTCGGGCATCACCGAGAGCGTTACCGTTAAATGTGTCCGATCCATGAAACCCCCTTTAAGTTAAAGAAAAAGAACCGCCGCAGACGCACGTGGGCAAACCCTGCGCCGCCCACTTGTTTGTCAGTCGGATGGTGTAACCACACCCGCATTCAGCCTTGAGCATGCGCGTGCCCTGAGTCTTGCGGGTTGAAAACGTGAGGGCTGCATGGGGGTAATCTCCTAGCGACCCAATGATGTCCCCGAATGTGGGCATGAATGTGGCGCTGCCTCGCGTGGACTTCCACGGCTCACGACCGCCGCCAATAGGTTCAAGGTGCATCAAGCTTGCAGCCGCCTGAAAATTCACGCCGTGATTCATCGCGCCGGCGGTAGCGTGGCACAACTCATGTACCAGCACACACATTACCAAAAAGGGGTCTGCCAATTGGGGAGATATTAGGATCTCCACGCTGCCGTCAGCAGAATTCTTGTCAGCCCAGCATTGCCCGATAGCCTTGCTGCGCTTGGCGTCCAGCGGGAAACCGCAAGCCACCCTGATTTTGGCGGGTAGTGGCTTACCTACTGCCGCGAAAACAGGGCGCAATTCCCCCACCGCTTGTGTTAAATATTCCTCGCGCGTGTTAAACACGATTCACCTCCCTCTTAAGTTTTAACAATTTGATCTGCTCGCGCGTGTCGTCAATTGCCAAGCGGATCATCTCAAGACGATCCCAATCACCGTTCTGAAAACACAATTTGTCTTCAACCAACAGCGCCGTCAGGTGCTTAACCAATTCATTCATGCTGAACCCCTATTGATATCAGCGATGTTGCTGATGTTGATATTGTAGGGAGATTTAAACGGGCATGTCAATAGCCCTGTGATCTAGTCGGGTATTGGACGACCGTCAGGCACTCTATATATATGTCATCAGCCCAAAAGATATCCACAAGATGTTCATTTAGGGGGTGTGAATAAAAGACTGTCAGGTGTGGATAAGTACCTGATTAAAAAAGAGGCAAATCGATCAGAATCGATCAGGTGAGGCGATCTCGAGGGGGCCAAGGGGGTAGTGGCTTGGAGACCGAAAATCGCTCAAAACTCGTTTAAATCGATTCTAGAGGCATGTACAAACATACAGTAAATAGCCTAAATGCTATGGTGTAAACAGGGTCAGTAGGCAAAGACTACCAACCTGTGGACAACTTCCTGTGGATAACACAAAAATATCCACAAGCTGTTTACATGCTGTTGATAACTCATTAGAATGCGAACGTCATGTTTAAACATACAGTATGAGGTGACTACATGGGTATACGTACAGTACAGGATAGTGGACAGGGCAAAATGTCACGCGATGAGTACTTGGCAGCACTTGAAGCGGACGACCAAGATGGGCTAGATCAAGACCATGATTCGCCCGAGGTCGATAGCGAAGCGGAACGGTTGGCTGCTCGCGCAGAACCCCCAAGGATGAGAGTGGACGGTAAGCCTGTAGGAACAGAAAGACAAAGACCTCTGACACCAAAACAGTACCACTTTGCAAGAGGTCTCATCGAGGGAAAAACCCAAGAGCAAGCATACCGAGACGCATACCCTGACGCACAGGCTAAACCACAGGTGATCAAGTCAAATGCGTGGAGACTAAGCCAAGACTCAAGGATCCAATCAATGCTCCAAGAGCATTGGGGTGAGACGGTAGAGGCGCTCGCGGAAGACACCGCAGCCACGAAACGATTCGTGTTGAAGCAGTTGCTGCACTATGCTAAGTCAGGCAAACAGGAGGGCTCTCGTCTCAAGGCACTTGAACTGATGGGTAAGTCTGTCGGCATGTTCAACAAGGTGGACGAAAAGGTTGAAGACACCAGCCTAAGTGCAGACCAGTTGAAGCGCGATCTAGCAGGACATCTGCGCCTACTCAACAACGTGAGACCACTCACTCGCACTCAGGTGATAGAGGCTGATGTGGTCAATGTCTGATGTATGCGTATGTATGCATAGGTGCATGTAGACCAATGTCACTAGCGTTTACACGCGCAGCCTCTACGATCATCAAGGCGGGAGTGGGCTTGTGTGTGGCGGTGATGGCGTGGGCAACACCCCTACCCCCCATATTCCAGTTGGGGCCCCCTCCCTCGACCTGCACT